GGGTCGTATGAGGATTTGCATCCTCGGTAAGTAACACTTTAATCTTGAAAGGAATACAACATGATATCCACCTACCCAGTCCGAGCTTACTCGGAAAAAGAGATCACTTTCATTGACGGCGTGCCGTCTGGAAGTGATTCTATATATTCCGATAAGTTCGTAAACCTGGATTTAGGTAAGATGGTCCTTTTGTATGGTCAATCAAATGACTACCTCTCTAAGATTAAAGCACAAGCTGAAGCTGGGACTCCGTATCAATATACCGATACTCAGTTCCTAACTACGCCTGTACCTGCTACAGCCGTCTTAGAGCGATCTGTGCCAGGGTCTCCGCGAGTAAAGTACAAAGAAACGTATGAGTGTAACTACCTCATGCCTCCTTCGTTCAATGCTCCGATTCCTCGGCAATCGCTTACAGATGCTGAATCTGCAGATGTTGCAACAGCCAAAGGACGTGCTATGTTAAAAATGTACAACAAGCTAAAATCCCAGGAACAGAGCATTCAAGCTCTCGTTATTCTGGGTGAGGCTCAACATACATTACATAGTATACGTCATCCAGCCGATGCACTGGTTGGAGCCTTAAAACTCTTCAAAGAAAAGCGTAACCTGATTGCTAGAAACAACTACAATCAAATTCGCCGCGCTCGTAAAGCATTTGAGCGCAATGAGAAGAAACTCTTAGCTCTGGAAGAAAAGATACGCACTAGCAATAAAACGCTAATTAGCAATCTCTGGTTAGAATTTCATCTAGCCGTAATACCCCTAATTAGTGATATAACAGCTATCGCAAAAGCTTACCATTCCGAGTTAGTGAAACCCGCGCACCAGAAAAGTCTCAAAACAATCGAGACCCTTTCATGGACGCGGGAGGCAACGTATCCCTCACGGGATATGAATTTTGCTTCTTTTACATCAACGATAACTACTTCCGTTGATGTTAAGTTCACAGTTTATGCAGGTTTGCGCATCGAAAGACGCGCCTCTAACCGAACCGCTGTCGAGAATCTAATCGACAAAGGTGCAATAAACTTGAGTACTCCGTCCGGGGCTATGACCTTCTTGAGGTCTCTAGCTCCTGCGGCGTGGGAACTTACCTACTACTCTTTTGTGGCAGATTATGTTTCCAATATAGGTGACGTCATCAATGCACTTAACACATCGACCGCCAACGTTAGTTATACCAATGTTGGCGAGGAGGTCGTGTTTACAACGAATATCGAAACAAGTTTATCGGGCGTTAACCCGGTATTCCCTTCCGTTATTCTAAGTGAAACGATGGGTTCATTGCAGTATAAACAGCTTGATTACCATAGGACCGTTGAGGCCCTGACAATCCCGTCAGTGTCGTTCAATAAACCTAGTAAGTGGCAACAGTATTTCACTGTTGCTTCTCTTGCTCTAGTTGGTACAAGCAAACCTAAGTCACTTCGACTTTAATTCTATTGAAAGGATTGATAGCATGGCTATTGATATTACAACTGCAATAACCGGCGCAGCGATCACGGGGTTAACAACTCCTGGATACACTATGACGGCTGACCAAGCGCCTGACACGAATTCTCGTCAGGCCCTTGTGTCAACACTAACTGGAACACAAACTGGGGTTACAGTACACTCCATTTCTGATCCTTTTACCTTAAAAGTTAAAAGACCAAAAAGTCTCTTTACTGCACCGAGAGCTAACCCTATTACGGGCGCTGTCGGTCCTGCAGGTCTGAACAAAATACAAGTTCAGGTCCGCAAGGGAACCAAGCCATTAGTTGGGCAGAATCCTCAAATCTCTAATATCACCGTCGATTGTAACATCATCGCCGGTGCAGAGGTTAACGATTTGCCTAACGTTCTGGCCTTATATAGTTTAGCTATTGGTGCCTTGACAGAGAAGCGAATAACTTAGTTATTGCTAGTAAGACCGGCAATGTCTAATGTTATACGCACAATTCTCGGATGTCTCGGTGCCTTATTACGCTTTACTAATAGGGTTCCTGGTATCGGTGATCCTTTACCTCCTGTTGAAAAACAAGAAGTAGTGGTCCGCCCGAAAAGGCGTAAACCATCTAAGATCACTTGATAGCATCTTTTTAAAGAAAAGTTGGAGACTAATATGTTTTTGAAAACTGAAGTTCTACAGCAATACCTGGAGTTAGACCTGGCCTTTATAGATAAAGGTATTGGTCCCGAAAATACTAAAAAAGAAGCTTCTGCTTATCTTCTGCAGAAAAACTTCCTTAAGAAATTTTCGGACACCAAGTCCACAAAGCTAGCCGATGCTAACGCTCTGAGGTTATTCCTCAGTGTTAATAGCAAGGTTGGTGAGTGGCGTCTACCGGTCGATGGAATCGAATTGACAGTTCTTAAACGAGCCAAAGAAATTTTGGCGCGTGAATCTGTCGATTACGATGGCTTCTCTCTCTTTAATTTCCAAAGGATCGGGAATCGCGGGAGAGTTGGCCCAGGTGCCGCAATTGGCGCTGCTGGTACAAACCTGTTTGAGAAATTATTCAACGGGCCTTTATCAGCAACCTGTCCCTTCATGCACAAATGGTACGAATGTACCATTGGATCCAATCCGCACTGGAAAGCAGCCGAGTTAACTCGGTCTGCTCTCTTTGGTGCAGATGACGATTTTGCATGCCCAGGCACTAAGATGTTTTTTGTTCCTAAGAATGCTGACATCAGCCGCACAGCCGGAACCGAAGCCACGTTGAATATGTTCTTTCAACTTGGAATAGGTTCTATTATTACTGATATTTTATCAGAGAAGCACGGAATTAACATAGAATCGTCAATTCCTCAAAGTGATTCCCTAGTAAATCTAAGCTCCTATAAAATTTATAGGGGCCTCGATCAGCAGCGAACTAATCGCTGGTATGCTCGTGCCGGTTCTTTAAACGACCGGTTTTGTACCGTGGACATGTCCTCGGCGAGCGATACTAATGGCTGCAGTTTTTGTGAGTGGATAATCCCCCCCAGAGTCATGTATTTTTTGAACTTGACACGTTCGAAAAATGCTGTTCTTCCGGATGGTTCTATTGTCCCACTTAACATGGTATCCACAATGGGGAATGGTTTTACTTTCCCCTTAGAAACATGGATATTTGCGGCGCTCACTAAAGCCGTGTATGAAGTAATGGGATGTCCCGTCAGGGACCCTCACTACAAGCATGCACGCCAGTATAGCGTATTCGGCGACGATATTATCTGCCTTTCTGAGGCAATACCGTTGTTGTTCCGAACGCTAAAGGCTGCGGGGTTTACCGTTAACACTAAAAAATCGTGTACGGCCGGACCCTTTCGTGAGTCATGCGGTGGAGATTATTTTAAAGGCTACGACGTTCGAGCCGTAGAATTTAAAAAGTGCACATCTCCACATCATGTGTACAGCATTATAAACCGCCTTCTAGATTGGGTTATAAAGTCAGAAATTGACCTCCCCAATGTGTTTCGATACCTTCTAACTCTTGTGCCTTATAGGCCTATACCTCTTTATGAGGAAGAGAACGGAGGTATACGTACACCACTAGTTGGTTTGCGAGGCAGAAAAGTAGATCAGCAAGGATGGTTTGTTTACCATCCCCTGGTCCCGGTAGCACGAAAAACATCGCTACCCGCCTCGGTGGTTGAAGAAATGCCCAATGCGTGTTTAATAACATTTCTATTCGGATCATTGTCTTGCAGATTCGAAGTTATTACTACGGTACCTTTTGTACCCCGTATTGAGCTCTTAGGAGTAGACTTGTCGGTTCGAGAAATTGAACCCACTATCTACAAAAGTGTTAAGCGTTCAAACCCGACTTACTGGGATTTTACGCCTAACCCTAGTTTAACGGCTAGAGAGATAGAACAGGCTTGGCTCGAGAACATTGAGCCCGCCCTGAAGACTTAGAAAATCTTCGCTTCTCGTCCGGGGACTCTCTTTTAGAGTCCCTGGTGGTGCTAACCGCTTCCGTGCGTAAGGCTTGCACGGTAGCAC